ATTACCTTCATTTTTAGAACAATGTTTTTTTTGTTCTTTTACAAATTGTAATTCTTGTTTTGTAAAATCCCTATCTATTTTTGTTGTATAAATAGGTGTTGGAAAAATAGAATGTATTACAGGATCATTCATAATTAATAATTGCGTAAGTAAATATTTTAAGATCCGTTGGAGTTACTACTTCGTATTCTATATTAGAGTTAAAAGATACTAACTGATTTTCTGTACTTTTAATAAAAGCATTATCAATTTTAATACCACCATTAGTATTATTAGCAAAAAGAATTGCTACTTTAGTGTTTTGTTTATGATTATTAATTAAATATTTTTGTGGTTCTAATGTTTTAGTAAATAAATTAAATCTTACTGAGTGTAATTTTTTGTGTGTTATTTTTTCTAAGGCCGGTTTTATCATATGTAAATAATTAATAAAAACTGGGTGTGTTAAATTAGAATTTTTTATTATTTCATTTGTAAATTTGTATCCATCACAAGGACGATAATTTACAAAATCATTGTAAAACCAAAAAAAAGTATCTCCTGTTAATGTGTCTCTAATACTAGAAAATAATACAGGTTCTATAAAATTATTAATGATGTTGTATTTAGTCATAATTTATTATTTAAAATAGTTTAAATTAATAACCACTCTAACATTTTCATCTGTGCAAGTAGTGCCTGTGTGTTCTAATGCAGAATCAAATTCTATAAAACGATTAGCAACAGATTCAACTTTAGTACCATCTTTAAAAATAGTATAACCATTACAAGTATTTAAATATAATATAGCAGTAGTTAAATTTTCTTTGTCGTCAAAATCTGTATGAAAATCAAATTGTTTTATTTTTGGAGTTATTGTTAATAAATTGGCTTTTGCTCTTACTAAAGAAAAAACTTTAATTTTTTCAATAAGGGGTTCAATTACAGAATAACTTTTTCTTGATTTTCCAAATTGATAAAATATGTGAATAAATTGAAATTCATTTCTTATTAACTTTTCTGATGTAACAGCTTTAGCATAATACCAATCAAAACTATCATTTAACATTAAATCTTGAATAGATTTAAATGCTTCTTTGTTTAAAAAATTATCTGTTATTTTCACACCACCACCACTATTATTAATTAATTATAATAAATCCCATTGTTTTGTTTCTTCATTCCAATTATAATATTTTTTATCCTCAATTTCTTCATTTGTCAATTCAGGTCTAACAACAGGCGGATCCCATCGACAAGTTTCTTCATTTAATATCCAAGAATTATAAGGTTTTGGTGGTATAAAAGCATCTCTGTCCTCATCATATGTATATCCTGGCCCAGCATAATTTTTTCTTATAGTTGAATTGTAAGAAGTTTGTTTCCAAATTGGCCAATAAGTTATTTCTGTTAAAAATTTAATTCCATTAATTTCGTGTTCTATACCATTGCTATCTTTTAAAACGTCATTAGCAACTACGTGAACTTCTATCACTTTATTATTTAATCCTATTTTTGCAAAATGTGCCATAATATTTTATGCTACGTATGTACCACTCCCTGTAAATGTAATCACTGTTTTTCCACTAACTCCTGTTGCAACAGTTGGGCTTCCTGTTATAGTTCCTGAATAATTTCCATCTGGAACACTTATTATTACAACACCTGAACCTCCAGCTTTTGCTGGTTGTGCACTATATTCTGCTCCACCTCCACCACCTCCGGTGTTTGCTGTACCAGCCACTGCATCAGTATTTGACTCTCTTGCTCCAGCTCCGCCACCGCCTGCACCACCAGCACCAACTGGACCTCCACTAGGACAACCACCACCTCCACCTCCAGCGTATGTAACTGAAGAACCTGTTATGGAATTTGCTGTACCATCTCCTCCTGATCCACCCATTGTATTTGTAGTAACATTTTGACCAACAGCATTTGCACCTCCACCACCAGCTCCTCCATTATATGCAGGACCTCCATTCATATGACCACCATTATTTCCTTGACTTGGTGATGTACTAGGTGTGTTTCCTGCACCACCAGCATTAGTAGAATGCGCACCACTTCCTCCACCAGAGCCACCATCTTTTCCTAATTGACTAGCACCGGCATTACCTTGACCTGCACCTCCTCCACCACCACCAGAAGAAGTTACTGTTGTTAATCCTGTGCCAGAAATAGTAGAATCTCCTCCATTATTACCTCGACCAGCATCTGCTTCACTACCAGGAGTTCCTACCGTTCCACCTTGACCAATTGTAATTGTGTATGTAGATCCTCCGGTTAGAGTTACTGAACTAGCTGTTCTAAATCCACCAGCACCACCACCGCCACCTCCGTGAGCAGAAGATTGACCTCCACCACCGCCACCTGCAACAACTAATAAATCAGCACTATAGCTTTGAGGAGTTTCTAAAGCAACAGCGCCATCATTAATTGGTATCCATCCTTGTGTAGAACCAGAGTAAACAATGTGAACTGTTTCACCATTTGTATCATAAACAGGTACAGGACTTGTATTACCTTGAAATTTTGAACCATTCAAACTTAAAGTTACAGCATTACTTCCCCACGTTCTAGCAAAGTCAGAAAAGACCAACTCATCTCCAACAGATGGTGAGCCTGGCAAAGTAAGTGTATTAGTATTAGAAGTAGTATTAATCCATATACCTTGACCAGCTGCTGCTGTGTGTGTGGCACCTGTAACTATTGTAGATTGCCAAGAAATACTAGCAAAACCTGTAGAAGTTCCACTGTTAGTAATGGTTGCTCCGCTAGGTATAGTTATAGTATCACCAGAAGCTCCGATAGTAATAGTATTAGCATTTTCATTAATAATATTATTACCGTCTGTATCTTGAACTGTATCTACTTTTATAATACTACTCATATTAATCCTCTTTAATTACTCCTAATACCCAATTTTGTATTTCTTCATCCCAATAATATACTTTATGATCATCAGGGTGTGGGATTGGATGTTCCCATCTTAAAGTTTCCTCATTAAAAACAGATGAAGCACGTCCTGTATTATTATCTTTAAAATAAAAAGCGTCTTTATCTTCATCATAAATCATACCAAGTTGTGGTCTATTTTTTCTTATACTACCATCTTTTTTAAATTCTTTCCAAAAAGGATAGTTATGTAATTTATTTAAGTAATTAATACCATCTTGTTCTGTAGGCGCATTGTCTTCAACAACGTGGTCAAAACTAATTACTTTACTATTTAAACCTAATTTTGCAAAATATTTCATATTAAAACGATATACTCCCTGAAGCTGTAAAACTTACAATGGTATCTGTACCACTTGTTGTAACCGTTGGGCTACCTGTTAAACCTGTTTTTTGTACGTAATCTGCTGTTGCCATTCTTAAAATTACAATTCCATTACCACCATCTCCAGCGTCAGAAGAATATCCACCAGCTCTTGCAGCACCTCCTCCGCCTCCGCCAAGACCATCTGTTCCATCAGTTGCGGCTTGGTTTTGAGAACCATTACCACCTGATCCTCCATTTCCTCCACCACCAGCACCACCTGTACCAATATTAGCAATAGAATTATAAACTCCACCTCCACCACCACCAGCGTAAGTTACTGCTGATCCTGTTATAGAGTTTGATGTACCAGCACCACCATTTCCTCCAGCAGAGGCTGTACCATCTGCTCCAACAGCGTTAGCACCTCCTCCTCCACCTGAGCCATAATAAGGTGCAGAATTACTTGCACCTCCGCCATTATTTCCTTGACTTGGAGTTGTGCTAGGTGTGTTTCCTGAACCACCTGAACCATTAGCGTGAGCACCACCACCCGATCCACCATCGCCACCATTATTAGGAGAAGCAGTACCACCTCCGCCTCCACCACCTGTAGCAGTAATTGTTGTAAATCCTGTTCCTGAAAGCACACTATTTAGACCTGGTGAACCTTGCACGTAACTTCCCGATCCAGTTGCAGATCCAGCACCACCTGTGCCAACTGTTATTGTATAAGTTTGAGATTGTTGAAGTGTAATTGCAGCTCCACCAAAATTTGTTAAATAACCACCAGCTCCACCTCCACCACCTCGTTCTCCACCGCCACCACCACCTCCAGCTACGACTAAATAAGAAGTAGTACCAAGGAATTGTGGAGTTTCATTAGCAACAGCTCCATCATTTATTGGAATCCACCCTTGAGTAGAACCAGAATAAACAATGTGAACTGTTTCACCTGTTGTATCATAAACAGGATCAGGGCTTGTAAATCCTTGAAATTTTGATCCGTTTAAAGTTAATGTTACCGCATTAGAACCCCACGTTCTTTTAAAATCTGAAAAAACTAATTGATCCCCAACAGAAGGAGAACCAGGTAGTGTTAAATTACAAGCATTAGATGTAGTATCAATCCATATTCCTTGATTAGCAGATGCTGTATGTGTTGCTCCTGTAACTATTGTAGATTGCCAATCAATAGCGGCAAAACCTGTGGCTGTTCCTGCATTAGCTAAAGTAACTCCTGAAGGAATACTAATTGTATCCCCTGAAGTACCTAACGTTAACGTTGTACCTGATTGCGGATCTACCTGATCTACTTCTATTTTACTCATTTATTAAATTCCATTGTTGTGTATCTTCATTCCATTTATAATTATTATTATCTTCTGGTTTTACAACCGGTGCTTCCCATAAACAAGTTTCTTCATTTAATATCCAACTATCAAAAGGTTTAGGTGGTATGAAAGCATCTCTTGTTTGATCATAAGTATAACCTACTCCAGCAAAATTTTTTCTAATGTTTCCATTATAAGAAGTTTGTTTCCAAACATCTCTAGTTCCATATAAATTGTTTAAAAAATCTATTCCTGCTTGTTCAGTTGTTGCAACATCATTAGATACTACTGCAACTCTTAAAATTTTATTACCAACTCCTAGTTTTGCAAAATGTGCCATTATGCTGTGTAACTCCCGTCTCCATTATAAACTAATATTGTATCTGAACCAGATGTTGATTCTGTTGGGGAACCTGTTGTTGTGCCTGAATAATCAGCAGTTGCCATTCTTAAAATAACAACTCCACTTCCTCCTGTGTTATGTGGTAAAGTAGCATATTTTCCACCAGCGCCACCACCTGTATTTGCAGTACCACTAGTGCCTTGTCTTACTGGACTTTGTGTTCCTCCATCTCCTCCTCCACCTGAACCACCAGATGCTTGAATACCATTATAAGTAGCAGCACCACCACCACCACCTCTTGTGACAGATGAGCCTGTGATTGATGAAGCTAAACCATCTCCACCATTTCCAGGATTGCTTCCTGAATTATTTGCACCGACAGCAGAAGCACCTCCACCACCTCCACCAGCATTTCCAGCACTATCTGAATCTCCACCTTTAAAACCTTGATTTGCTGTTCCAGGAGCACCTGTTCCATTGTCAGCACCACCGCCAGAACCTCCGGATGTTCCTGTATCATCTCCGCCACCGCCAGAACCACCAACTCCACCACCAGCAGAAGTTATAGTTGTAATACCTGTGCCAGAAATAGAACTATCTCCACCTGGTCCACCAAGACCACTATCACTTGTAGATGCAGTCCCACCTGCTCCAATAGTAATTGTATAAACTGTTCCAGGACTTAAACTTAAAGAAGTTTCAGAAGAACCACCACCACCTGAAGTTTCAGATGAGTATGAGTTTCTATATCCACCAGCACCTGACCCACCAGCACCACCGTCTCCAGATCCACCTCCGCCACCAGCGATACATAAAAAATCACAATTGTAGAGTGGACCCTCTAATTTACTTTGTAAACCATCATCAGTTACTAACCAACCTCTTGTTGAATCTATAAAAATTAATGTGACTGCAATACCCTCTGTTCTTAAAAATGCATCATCGGTTGAACCACCTATTTTATCAGAACCATTTGCAGATATTGTACAATTATTTGTGTCAAAAGTATTTCTGTAATCTTTTATTGCAACAACTGCTCCTGCAGTTCCTGCTGGTAAGTTAACTGTTATAGCTCCACCATTTGTATCTACAAAATAACCTTCACCAGCAACTGCCGTAAAAGTTGATGTCTTAACTGTTGTTGTCCAAGAAGCTGAACCTGTTGCACCAAAGTTTGTTGCCGTTCCTTGGTTATCAATTGTTGCACCACTAGGAATAGTTATAGTATCTCCACTATCTCCTAATTGTAGACCTGTTCCAGATCTTGGGCTTACTTTATTTACTTTTACTTCACTCATTAAACTATTACTAATGTCCCTGTTACTGTTATTGTACCAGGTACTGTAATAGGTCCTGCAAGAACAGCGTTCTCAACAGTTTGTGTGCCATCAATCGTACCTGCTTGATTATTTATAAATTCATTTGGAGCCGTTCCGCCTCCGATGTATTGGATTCCATTTACTATTGCCGTCATAATTCCTCCTACGAACTAATTGTATCAATAAATGATGTAACAATATCTAAAGACGAAGCAGTGTTGCTTTGAGCTTTAAGTACATCACCATTTGCTAAAACAATTTTTGCGCCGCCTTGGATTAGTTCGATTGCAGAATTTGGTGGGACGCTAACTTCTTTTGCAATAAAGTGATCGTTTCCGCCATTTACAATCTGACAACTAGCCAAAACAGTTGAAGCGCTAGTATTACAAATTCTGATACCTATAACAGCATCAAAGTCTCCAGCAGTAATTAAAGTGACTGGTGATGTACCAACGTTTCTTTGTAAATTGTTTCTAAAATCTTGTGCCATATTTTATTCCTTTATAATGCAACCGCCATTGCTAATGCAAAGCCAGCTGACGCTGCTCCTACTGGTGTTCCTGATGCATCCAAGAAAACCGATTTACTTGCTGGTAAAGTACAAAACACATCTTTAGTGCCTGCACTAAAATCAACAACTGAATCTGAGTTAGAACTACTAAAAATTGTAGCTCCTGATCCTCTTGTTAAATTTGCACTTGTGCCATCTAATGTTCCAAGTCCAACTTCAAACTCACTTGTACCTTGATTAAAGATACAATAGTAAGTCGTATTATTATTACCTATACCTTGTGCAAAAGTTTCAAAACCAGTTACTGCTGATCCAAGTGCAAACGCACCTGTGCCTGTAGTTGTGCTTGTTACCTTTACTCTGTCATTTATAACTAACGCCATAAATTTTCTCCTTAACTCATACTAATAATTGCATTAGCAGGTGTAGCAGGATCAGGAAACGTAATAGTAAATGTACCATTCGTTGCTGTCTTGTTTCCACCAAAATCTAAAACCACTACTAATCTGTTTGCTGTTCCATCAACTGTATCTGTATTATAGATTGCTGCAAAAGCTGCAGTAAAAGATGCACTACTATATGTAACATTATCAAAGTCGACTGAAGCAACTGCTGTGCTCGAAGCAACTCCAAGTCTTGTTAATGTTTTAACTGAATAGTTAGTTCCACCTGTTGTATCTACTTCACCGTTTCCAGTTCCTGCTAAATACACAGTTGACGATGTTGAATATGGATTAGTTGTATATAATGAAATTTTAAAAGTGTTTCCACCTGAAGCTTTAAAATTATGATTCGCTTCGAAGAGAGCACCTCTAAAACTATTTGGTATTATATTTGCCATATTGTTTTATCTCCTATTTATAACTTGATGGTGGTTTTACGTTAAGTTGAGCGCGAACTTCACCATCTTGATATTCGTCTCTGCGTCTTTGACCGATTTGCTCGATCGCGTACGATTCTATTGCCTCATTATATTGGCTTTGATAGTATTGTAACATATCTGTCGGACCTTTCAAGTATCCATATGCATTTACCAGACAGGCGTACAAAAGTAAATCTTGATATTTATTAGACAAATAAGTTCCAGCTGTGGCTGGAGCAGGTGTGGAAGTTGTATCTGTAATAGTTTCAGGCTCTTTATCATAAGCCAGTGTTATTTCATAAGTTTGATCTGGAGTAGGAGCTAACACCCAAAATTCTTCATCCCAATTAGCATAATATTTAGGTATATCTACCGCTGATGTTCCTGGTGTAGAATAAAATTCAGCGATGTAAGATGTATCTTTTTGTTCTAAATAAAACTGATCTCCAGCAGAATTTTTAAATTGAACATATCTTATAGCTCTTAA